CAATGAACAGCTCCTATGCTGCCTTGTACTATCCTCACTGTAAATTCTTTAATACCTTTACAGGGGTAGACCAGTACATGGACCCTGCTGTCTTCGCAATCAAGGCTATGTCCAAAGCGGACAACGTCGCTGAGGTGTGGAACGCTACAGCTGGGGTTACAAGAGGAAAAATCTCCCCTACGGTAAAGGAAGTTGAAAGAGACTTGAACCAAGGAGACCGTGATTATGTTTACGGGGGAGGAAACGCTCTGAATCCGATTATTAATTTCAAGAGACATGGAATCTGTATTTGGGGTCAGAGAACAACACAACGACTCGCGACTGCCTTGGACCGGATTAACGTCCGTCGTCTAGCTATCGCGATCAGGCAGAAAGTTCAAGACTTAGGTATGCCCTTTGTGTTTGAACCAAACGACCCAATCACATGGTCCTTGATTGTAGGAGAGATAACTCCTATGCTGGAAGATATCCAAGGTAAACGAGGTATCCGCTCCTTCAGGGTGTTCTGTGATGAAACCACAAACACACCTCTAAGAATTGACAGAGGTGAATTGTGGGTTAAGATTGAGGTTGTTCCAACAAAGGCTGCCGAAGCGCTCATTTTTGAGATTAACGTCTTAGGTCAAGAAGAAGCCTAAATAATATAGAACAGAAAAATGGCATTTAGCAACAACAAAATTACTAACGAATACTTCGACCAGTTCAGAGAGGGCGGTGACGAGCGTTTGAATACTTTATCCCAACAGTACGATTCACTTAGAACGTATAGTTGGTTGGTATCTATCGAAGGGTTGGGTATTAGTGAAGCAGGGGATAGCCCAAGGGACCAAACTAATGCTCTCACTCTAGCCTGTAAGCAAATCGGAGCCATTGGGTTTTCAGTAGAAGATATTGCCGTTGACCGTGTTAACGATAAGTACTACTACCCTGGAAAGTACTCCGCAGATGAAACCACGTTCACGTTTGATAACTTGATTACTGGTAAAGCAGCGGCTGCACTTTTTGCTTGGATTTCCGAAACTTACGACCCTCGGACAGGAAAGCTAGGAACCTCCGATATGAAGCGTAAGATTGTTATTACGCAACTAGACGCAGACCACACCCCAAAGATGACCATTACTCTATACGGCGCATATGCTAAGTTTTACCGCTTGGCTGAGCTAAACTACAGCACTAATGATTTTCACACAATTGAGGTTGGGGTACGCTATGATTTCGCTGTCCAGGAGAAAATATAAAAAAACCTCTATTTTTTATTAAACTATTTTACAGACCTCTTTATAATGATATATAAAGGGGTCTTATTTTTATTATGAAACTTAACAGCAATCCACTTAACATTTTCGAAACATATCTGGACACAGTCCTTTCGGAAGCTGGCACATCGGGAAAACACAACCGGTGGTTCTACGGCGCCGAACAGGGGGCTATAGATACCCTGGCAACGTTTGCTAGAACACCAGATGGGCTTAATACACCAGAATCGGCAAAGCAAAAAACCGCAAATGGCGCCGCTTGGAGGGACTACGCAACTGACCAAGGTGGGGAACAGGGGGGGGAGCACAAAGTTTACTGGGTAAGCCTTTCAGGGCCACAAAGCGCAAGCGCGAGCACGTTGCTAGCTGCTATTGCAAAATGGAAGCCTGAAGAGGAGCCCGACGCTGAACAGTTTAAGAAAGAGGGAGAGGCGTTGCCTGCTCAGCAGGAATTCGACGCGGAACAGCAAGCACTCGCGGAGGAAGAAGCTGAAGTACAACAGGAGAGGCAAACTGACCGCCAAACAGACCCAGAAACTGTAGAAAAGGTGGCTAACATTTTAGCTGAGCGGTTAGAGTTAGACCCAAATAAAGCACGTGAGATGGCAGAGACTCTTGACGCTAATTGTAAAAAACCTACTGACCACAAGTTTGCAAAAGATTATAGAGCTCTCCTAGCCTATACCAGAACAGATGAGCACAAATTTGGACTTCCAGGAGAAGCCAACGCGGAAATGATGGATGCTTTTGTCGACCTGCTTGAAATTACGAAACATATTAAGCGAGACTCAGAAGGTGAGTATGTGTTAGAGGAAGATTTGACAGAACGACAAAAAGATATCCTAACAAGTGTTAGAGCAAGAGGGCAAAAAGGTCAGAACGGGGTCTACGTAGGGTATGACGGCGATAGAGCCCATAAAGTTTTTCCAAATATATCCCAAGCCCTCGTCGATATCCAAACTTCTTTGACTGGGCAAGCCTCTGAAGAAGCTAAGGAAGCTGCTGATATTGCTTCCCCGGACCTTTTCAAATATGGTGTATCTGTTAGGGGTTCAGAGCCTATTGGTGAGGCATTAGGAGGGGTAAAGATTAGGAAAAAGGATGGAAGCGAGGAGTTAATGTTAAATCTTACCTCTGCGGCAAAAACAACTGCCTCTAATAAATCCATAGGGGAGTTTACCGAGAAGTCCTGGGTTGGCATGGTTAATTTTATGACAACAGGTGCTGACGATGGAACCTTACAAGAGGGGATTCAATCCTTTGCTAAACACTGCCAACTTATGGCTCAAGTTGCAGCCTCTAACCCTGACAAACTCCGGAAACAGCTCCCGGATGTCCCTTTTACCGCACAGGAGGAAGCCGAGCTTGAATGGTTTGATAGAGCCAATGATTTTTACAACACCCATGGACAGCCAAATGAGCTCGTTAAGGCTGTTTTTATGCAGAATGCAATGAACCTAGCAAGAGTATTTCACCACGCTCAGGTGGCTCCTATAAGCGCCAGAGAACCGGATGGGAACGAGCCTCGCGGAAACGACTTAAAGTTTGGAGTTAAACGAGATATTGTGTTTGATTTCGCAAACAATAGTGATGCCGTAAAGTTTTGTAAATCATTAGGGTTAGGTTCTGAGTACGCACATGGGACAGAGGTAGACCTTTCTTTAAAACAGCTAACGAAGACAACAGGAAAAGTAAACAACGAAGGCGCAACTCTCCCCGTAGCTTTAGGCCAAAGCACAAACTCATCTAAGCAGCAGCAGTTTGAAGACCATAAGGAAAGTACTTATGATAAAATTCGTAAGATGAATCTGCCAAGTGGACGCAGTGAAAAGCTCGTAACAGCCATGGACAAAGCCCGAGACTGGGACACGGAACAATGGTCTACCATTTTTTCTGCTCTACACCCCAAAAACGGGAAAGTGCAAGGGTCTATGAGCACTCTTTTTAATAGTGTGTTAGATAAAAACTGCCCGCCAACACCTGAAGGGTTGAAAAGACGTGAGGGGTTTAATCAGTTGTGGAAGGATTATAAGGCTTCCATGGATGGTTCTATAAACCCAACTAAAGAATCATGGGTTTTAGCGCAAAAACTATTTGGCGCGTTAAAACATCATAGGTCTGAAACAGACGAGCAATACAGGCATGGTTCTTCCTTGAACGAGACAATGGGGTGCCTAACATCTTCTCACTCAGAAATTCTAATGAGGATGCACCAGGATAAAGTAGCCGCATATGGCGCTGATGGGGCTCTTGCTGATACAGTAGACGCGTGTCAGAATGGTAATTTGGTCTCAAAACCTAATGGAGGATTTTACATCAACGACGACTCAGGAAATCGTATAAGCGAGACTAGTTATGTTGTTGCTGTAGGTTCAAATGGTCAACCTTTTATAAGGCTTCGAGGGGGTTTTGAAGGAAAACGTTTCAATGACGAATCCTATCATGTACCTCCAGATATGAAATCTACTCCATAAAGTTTGTAGTATCCAAAGACAAAAAGTCCGTAAGCTTGTATATGTAGTATTCCTTGTTTACAACCACGACGGTCCCTAGGTTATAAGGTTTACTCGTAATAACGAATGGTTTATGCCTAGTCTTCTTGTAAACTACCAGCCAGTCTTTGTCCGCTTTCTTAGCGTCTCGCCTTGCTTGTTCTATAAATTTGTACAAATCACTTTTCGGTTTGAAGATATCTTCGAAAGTTACGTCGTATCCAGATTTACATTCTAAAATAAACTTGAATTTTTGTGGCGTTATTAGGTCCCCATGGACTTTAATGTGTTGTGGTAGTTCGTGAGTAGTAGCAAAAGCTCCTGACCCTGGTGACCTGCAAAAGTCTTTTGTACCAAACCGAGTGTTGAAAAGCTTCGCTATTTCTCGTTCAAACGCGTTACCCTTTCGACGGCTGTTAACTCTTTTCTTTTTTTTGAAATCGCCGTGGTTCAAAATATCCTTAAGTATATCACCCATAAAGTATAATAGTAACGATGGAAGAAAAGATAATCATTAATCCTGAAAACGTAAAGTGTAAATTAAAAAACACAGGTAGACGAATGAAAATTTATATTAAATTAAATAAAGCAGAAACAGAAGGCTGGAATAACATTAAGAAAGGTTTTGAAGGGTTCCCTGGAACTCAAGAAGAACTTGTAAAGATGATGTTTTTTCGAGGAGTGAATGCCTTCATGGAGGACCTTAAAAATCAAGTGGACGAGCTGTCTGAAGAAGAAAAGGAAAAAATCCTGAAAGAAGTTGATGCCGAGAAAAGCTCTAAGGTTTCCGAAAAGGAAGCAACTGATGAGACAGATAATTAACATTACCTCTGAAAAAGACCTGACTGGGCTGTACGCTAAGAAAAAGAAAGGGTCTTTTTTCATCTTATACACTTCCCTATGGGATGGCGCCTGCCAGAGGTTGCAGGCGCAAGTGGATAAGTGGAGTGAGCACGAGGGTGAGGAAACTCTTTACGTTATTAACAGCTGGGACACCCCGGCTGCGTTTTCAATGTTTATGATTACTTCCGCGCCATCCTTGGTATCTGTTAAAAAGGGGAAAGTAAAAGTTAACGTGGAGTTCCCTACAATATATCGGTTTTTCGATGTTTCGGGGGAGTGACGTATTCGTCACTGAATCTTTCCTCCATCATCGTTTGGTACTTTTGGATTTTTTGGCGATACTTTTTATTCTTTGTAAAAATAAGCTTCAGGTTGTTTACAATAACTGTAGTAAAATAGTTAAAAGCTGCTCCATTATCTGGATTAAAATTCTTTAATGTTTTAATGGCTAACAAAAAACATTCCTGCTTGGCGTCATCAAAGTCTACGTTGAATTTAAACGACATTAAAATGTTTGTAATTAGTAAGTCCAAAAGCTCTATGAGGCGTTCCTCATGTTTTGCGGGATTTTTTAAATATCCTTTGATTACCTTTTCAAACTCTGCATTATCTATATAATGGGTTTGTTTCTTCTTTTTAACCATAACCAATTATAGCCCATGAGTTTAGATAGTTTACTTAATTCTTTCGAAAATGATGAAAAGAAGCAGGTCCACCGTGAAGATGTTGGGGACGAGAAGATTGTGTTCATTCATGATTCGTACCGCCAAAAGTACGGCAAGACCTACAGCTTCGACGACGAAGAGTATGGGATTTTGTCTACTTTACTTGCTAAGACTAATGTCCCCCCCTCCTCTTACCAGTTTATACCCGCAATTGGAGGGTTTAACATACGAGAGGATGACGTAACAACTGAGCTCCTTCACATTCATAGGGAGAAACTTCTTGAGGACTTAAATGCCATCGGTCCCACTTTAATAATTCCGCTAGGCAATCTATCCTTTAAGACTTTAACTAAGAAGTCTGGGGTTTCTACTAAGAGAGGGAAGGAGTTCTTTGTTGACATCGACGGAAAGAGCACTCCCATCGTTCCTACGCTCCATCCCTTTTCTCTATACTCTGAGCCAAAACTTAGGAGATTGTTCGTCCAGGACGTTGACAATGCGTATGACAAGTTTGTGCTTAATGTGAACAAGTTCGACTCCAGCCCATATGAGTTAGTAACTGAGGTGGACAGGTTTGAAGAACTGATTACTGAGGCTTTAACGCATGAGGCTGTGGCTATGGACATAGAAACCAATGGTTTGGATTATAAATTAGGAAAGATTATGACTATAGGGTTTTCGTTCGGAGAACGCCAAGGATTTGTTATTCCAATATACCACAGCGAGTCTCAGTTTATAGAAAAAGATATAGTCCGTATTAAGGGTTTGACCCAAAATCTTATTTCAGATGAGAACGTCGTCAAAATTTTTCATAATTCAAAATTTGATATAAAGTTTTTGCTTAATTGGGGAATTTCCGACTTTAATAATATCGAGGATACGCAAATTATGCACGCGCTTGTGGATGAAAATTTGCCACACTCTTTAATGGATTTAGTAAAACAATACTTTCCACATGAACTAGAAAAATTTTAAAATGATTACAGTAGAATACATTTGGTTAGACGGCACGGAATGGATGCCGCAGTTGCGCTCGAAAACACGAGTGTTTAAAGAAGCTCCTTCTAAATTGCCCGATTGGTCTTTTGATGGTGGAAGTACAAATCAGGGAACTGTTGAAGATTCAGACCGCATCTTAAAGCCCGTGCGTTTGTATAGGAATCCTTTTAAGCCTGGAGATAATCACCATCTTGTATTATGTGAAGTTTGGGACTCTAGTTCTGTGCCCCATCCCACAAATCACCGCAATATGTTAACAAAGATGGGCTCCGATGCCGCTTGGTTTGGGTTTGAGCAGGAGTACACCTTTGTACGACCTGACGACAGTCTCGCCGTCCCTGAGGACCTAGGTCAGGGAAGATTTTATTGTGGTGTCGGTTGTGGTAATGTCCTTGGGAGAACTATTTCAGATGCGCATTTAGAACTATGTGAGAAAGCCGGGATTACTTTGTTCGGGACCAATGCGGAAGTAATGTTGTCCCAATGGGAATTCCAAACCCAGCCCGAAGAAGCGGTGAAAGCCTCTGACGACCTATGGATGGCTCGGTATATTTTGGAGAGAGTTGCAGAAGGAATGGATATTAGAATTTCATACCACCCAAAACCAAGTCCAAATTATAATGGAGCTGGGTGCCATACCAACTTTTCTACCAATTGGACTAGGAAGAGTTGGGATGGAGTATTGGAAGTGCTGGACGCTTTGGAAGGGACACATGAAGCGCATATGAAAGTGTATGGAAGCGATAATCAGTTGAGGATGACTGGAGCCTGCGAAACCTCGGACTACAACTCTTTCACATACGGCGTAGGGGACCGCTCGGCTAGTGTTCGAATTCCCCTAGCTACGCATGACGCTGAATGCGGATATCTAGAAGATAGACGCCCCGGGGCAAATTGTGACCCTTATCTTGTTACCTCTAGACTCTTAGAAACTTTAATAGTATGTTAAGTGATTGCAAAGTTTGTGGGGGAACTGGTATTATCCTCGTCGATGACGGAGGAGAAAGAAAGTTTTGGAAGTGCCGTAAATGCTAACAGTACCTGATGGAGCGAAGTACGATTGGGGTAGCATGCCCCTGGATGAAATGGCAATTGGCAATGCCATGGATTGTGATTTTACGTTGCGATTCTGGCACATTTTACGTAAAGAGATGCGTAAGAAGCAGTTAAACTTTGTATATGATAATCTCCTCAAAGACATTGCATTGGAACTCGCGGGTGTTGAAAACTTTGGAATTTCAGTGGACACTGATTACCTGGATGAGTTGGAGGTTAAATTAGAGAAAGAGATTGGAATTCTTGAAAAAGAGCTACAAGAGTTGTCACCTATTGATGAGGTTAACGTAAACTCTAATGTAGATTTACAACGAATTTTGTTTACAGAGGATGAAGGGTTAAACCTTTACCCTGTAACCTTTACTAAGAAAACTAAGAAACCCTCGGTAACTGACGCCGACCTTCAATTAATTTTGGAGGAGATAGATAAAACATTAGCTGGATGAAGAAAGAAATATACCAAAAAGTAATAGCCGAGAAGAAAAAAGCAGAACTCAAAGCAGCCAAAGAGTTTATTGAAAAGCTCGTTGAGTATAAGAAAAA